GTCCGCATAGCGGCCGCCATTCGAACCTTCATCTATTGTTATCCTATAGGTGTCCCCTTAATCGTCCTATAGGTGTCCTTATGGATTCCTTTAGGGTTCCCTTAATGGTTATCTTAAACAGTAATTCCGTCCAATAGGTGTCATGGGTCCTATAGGTGTCCTTAAGGATTCATGGGGTCCTTAATCGTCCTATAGGGTCCCTTATGGACCTATTGGTGTCCTTTAGGGTTCCTTTAATCGTATCTTATAAAGAAATTCCGTTCTATCGAAAGACCCCATAAAACAGGGGGTTTCCTAAACGGCTACATAGTTCTATGGACCGATCTATCAACCACCTATCGACCAGTTGACAAGGGAAGGCTGATAGGGTATACTCGGCTCAATACGGTCATAGCAGGACCATATCATTAACGCTTAACAGGACACCTTACAATGGGCATGCCTTCTTACATGGGCAAAGTGCGCCTCCAGCACACCGCGCTTACTCTTCATCAGGAACCATCACACACTGTGAACGAGGGTTTCGTTGATGCGATTCTAGCTGCCGCCAAGATTCGCTATCTCAATCTCCATAAGGAAGAAATGAAGGCCGTTGAGCGTGAATACATCCGCATGGTGGCGGCTAACCTGTTTGAAGCGTATAGGAAAGGTCGTCCTCTGGAGCTTGGCGTCTTCACCATCATGAGGCAGTATGATCCTTCTCCAGAGGATTATGCGAAGATGACGCGCTCACAGCAGCGCAATATTCCACTGAAGAGGAATTTTAGATCACGGGTCATTGAAGCCTTCATTGAAACGGGCTACTGCGAGAAGATTCGTAGCGGGTTCTCATTTGCGGTTGCCGCTGGGCGCACTAACCTATCCGTGTTCCAGCCTACGGAAAAGATTCTAGAGGCCATCAGTCCGAAGAAGGCGGCTGTGAAGGAGCACGAATGTATTATTAACCGCGATATCAACGGTAATCGCACAAAGTCGCCAAAGAGTGCAAAAACCGAAGGCAAGTTCCTCAAGAAATATAACCGCCATTGGAAGGCGCGGGTTAACATGGATTTCAACCCGCTCACCCGCATCTATATCAATGAAGTGCTGGGTGGGCGTCTATACAGTGATTACCAGCTGATCAGCGGCGAGAAACGCCCAGAACTAATCAAGATCGACGGGGAGAAGGTCGTAGAGATTGATTTCAAGGCATCACAGCTGAACATCGCTTCCTTGATTCTAACTGGCAAAGCCTTATCGGACGATCCCTACAATGTAGGTGTCATTGACCGCGATGATATGAAGAAGCTAATGATGTACTATGTTAATAGCTTCAATCCAAAATCTTGCTCGGTTAATCCTAGTGGACCGCTAGGTCTTACGGGTGTCGAATATGATGCGGCAGTGGCTGTATTTGAGGCACGATATCCTGAACTGGCCATTTTGAAAAAGTCAGGCTTCGGTCTGGCTGCCCAGAAGATCGAGGGTGACATTTTCATGGAGCTAGCCCGCATCGCCATGGAGCGGGATACTGTAGTCCTAACCGTTCATGATTCGATCATCGTTAAAGAATCCGAGGCCGCGTTCTGGCAGGAGAAGATGGAACAGGTCCGTGTGGACATCTGCAAGGACGTCATCGCAAGCGGCGTTTTCTCCGATGCAAAAGAATGGCTGAAGCTCAAGCGCGACATGAAGAAGATGATTCGGGAAGCAGAAGCCGAAGAACGCCTGACCGAAGAATTCAAGTCTGCCGCTCATGAGTTCCTCGCCCAGTGTCTGGTGAAGATCAAGGAACGGCTACAGACCGATGTTCCATACCTGAAGGGTCAGGGATACACCACTGATGAGGCTGTTAGTCTGATCCTCCCGCCGAATATGGAAGAAGGTCGTGATAACGGCCTAACCCCAGAAGAAATGGCTGAAATTGACCATAAATTAATTGAAGAGGGCAAGCTGCCAAAATACTTCATCTAAGGTTAAGGACATGCTACAAGAGTTTGTCGCATCAATCGGAAAGCGTGGGTTTGCAAAGCCCTCGCTTTTCAGGGCGGAGATTACGAGGATTCCACGGGCGCTAGAATCCATCAATGGGATGTCGGAGGCCATGCGCGACCTACCCTTGTTCATTGAAACTGGGGAAATACCTGGGACGCAGGTACTAACCCAAGAGCTGCGGCATTATGACCTCTCCCAGAAGTTTGCATATATGAAAGCTCATGATGATCTAAACCTACAGGTTCGGATGGATCGGGATTTCATTTTCAAACGATTCTTTGATGAGTGGGTGAATGCGATCTATAACCCTGCTACAGGCGACAGCTACTATAAATCGCAGTATGCTGGTACCGTTCAAATCTTCCAAATGAACGAGCGCGGTGCGAGTTCATACGGCATTGAACTGGAGGACGCATTCCCGACACAAATCGGACAGGTGTCCTTAGGATGGGATCAGGCGGGGAACTATATCCGCCTACCTGTTACGCTTACGTTCAGGCGGATGAAGCAGATTCCAAACAAGATCATTTTCAGACCGCAGGGTCAGCAGCTAGGCAACGGGCCGTCACAGGGCAACACTTTCCCGTCTCAACCTCCAGCGTTCGGACGATCAAACATTGAGATTCCCCAGCAGCTAAGGGACACGGCCAACCTATCAACAATGAGACAGCTCAGGGTAGGTGGCCAATCGCGGCTAGGGAATCTAACGGGTAATTTCAATGGGGTCTTCTAAACCATGGCACTACCAGTAATTCAAGCACCAAAATTCACGATGACGCTCCCGACAGGTGAACAGGTACAGTATCGCCCGTTCACCCATAAGGAACAGAAGAACCTGCTCATTACTGCTGAAGGCGGTGTGGAACAGGACGTGCTACAGGGCATCATCAATCTGGTGGACGATTGCACGTTCAATAAGGTGGACTGGGCTTCGCTACCAGCAGTTGATCTTGAATACGCCTTTATCCATATCCGCGCCAAATCAATCGGCGAGGTAGTGGAAATGCGCTGGCAGTGTCATGCCAAGAAAGACGGGAAGAAGTGCGGTCACATGAATCTGGTGGAAGCTGATATTCGTACCGCTAAAGCCGAACCTCTACCAGAGACCACAATCAAGGTCACGGACGATATCGCCATCGTGCTGGATCAGGTGACCCCCACCGACGTCATCCGCATGGCAGGCGGCGCTACCACCGAGGATATCCTGTTTGAAAAGGTGAAGATGGTTGTTCACGGGGATGAGGTCACCACCGAATTCACGAAGGAGGAGTTTACTCCGTTCGTTGAATCATTCCCCGCCGAAGCATCCAGAGCCGTGGATGAATTTTTCAAACGGCAGGCTACCATGGTGTTGAATGTTCCTGTCACGTGTGCGAAGTGTGGGTCTCAATCAGAGCTGACAATTAAAGGCGCATTGAATTTTTTCGGATAATTCTCGGTCATGAACCATTGGGGTCAATGTATAAGCTCAATTTCCAATTGATGCAGATACACGGCTATTCATTAGCGGAGATAGAGTCGATGATTCCATTTGAACGAGAAGTCTATCTCTCACTGCTGGCAAAGCACATCAAAGACGAACAGGACAGGTTAAATGCTAAACGACAGCGGTAATCGGAACCCCCTACAGAACGCGATCTATTCGCTAATGAATCTTCCGTCCAGTGTGGCGAAGGCTGCGCTACACAACATCACCCGTCCGTTTGGTATGATGGGTGACGTATTCTCGCGCCAGAACGTTGTCAATGCCATGATGCCGAAACCCCTAGCCTCTGGGGTTAATAGTGTGCTGGATATGGTAGCAGCGGCTAGGGAAAGGAAGAAGGGGGAGAAGAATGAAGCTCAGACTTCACCCAAAGAGGAGAAGAAGCCACGTCAGGTCCAAGAGGAAGAGGAGGACTTTGACCCATCACAAGGTGGGTGGGTTGAAGATGACGAATACGACGATGACGACGGACCTAGTGCCGCCGCGATGGATATTGACGGCTCCCTAGATGAAATTGAAGAAGACGAAGGTGAATCGGAAGAAATTCTTTCCGAGATTCTGGATGAGATTCAGAACGGCTTCGGGCAATCAAATGAGAACCTAGCTCTCCTACTGGAACGGTTCGGCGTCAACAATAACAACGAAGAGCCCGTCATGATGCGCTGGGATGAGGAGGGTATGCCCGATCCCGTTGCCAAGATCGATCCAGCACAGTTGGAAGAGCTGACTGACGACGATGATGACGAATTCCTAGCAGAATTGGTTGAGCTGAACGGTGTCATTATCCAGAAGCTGGACCAGATTGATAAGAACACGCGCCGTGATACGTTAGCGGAACGCGAGGCAGAACTTGAATCAAAGAGTGCAAGTGCTGTAGTTTCAAACACTGCCGACGAGCTTGCGAAGGCGCAGAAGGACAAAGATAATTCGCTAATCGGTGCCATCGCCGATACGCTAGGAAGTGCAGCCCTAGGTGCTGCTGGAATTGGTGCTGCGGGTCTGGGTGCAAAAGGTGCTGCGGGGAAGCTTGGGAAAATCCTAGGAAAGACACGGGCTCCTACTACGGGGCTTGCGAGTGCGGTCTCTGCTGAAGCACAAGCCGCGCCAGCGATTGCGAAGAGTGTGGAGGCAGCAGTCAAGCCCACGTCAAAGATTGCAGCAGTTGGGAAAGGTGCTGGCCGTGTCCTAGGAGCCCCCCTAGCCGTCGGCCTTAGTGCATATGAAGCCTATCAGGTCTCACAGGACGAGGCTCTATCGTCAGAACAGAAGACTACGGAGTATAGTAAGATCGGCGGGAAGACCGTAGGTGCTCTAGCAGGTGCAAAAGCAGGCGCAGTCCTAGGTGCCATTGGTGGACCAGTAGGTTCCGTAATCGGTGGTCTGCTAGGTGGTATCGGTGGATTCTTCCTAGGCGAGAAAGGCGGCGAGATTGTAGGTGACCTAATTAACAAGGTGCTCCCGTCCAGTGACCCGAGTCCTAAACTGGACGATTCGGCTAAGGCCGCAGAGATTGCTGCTAACATCGTCAAGCCCGATATCCAAGGGGTAGCCGCAGGGAACACCCGCGTTACGAATCTAGAGCAGCTAACGCAACGGATTGAGCAGACGGCAGCGGATAAACAGTCTGCCATGATGCAACCCATCATTGCTCCAGTAACCATACATAACAATAACACGACTAACAACGGTAGCGGTCAGCAGCAATCCAGAATGCCTGTTCCATCGGTGCGCAATCAGGACGGCACGATTCAACGGCTGCTTGACGCGAACTATCGACCATTGATCAAATAACACCATGCCACTATATCAATACGCTTGCAAAGAATGCGGTACGGAGATTGACAAGATGTTCAAGATCGCCGACCGCAAAGATCAAATCACGGAGTATTGCCAGTATTGCCAGCAGGACACCCCTCACGAATACCATATCAGCGCGGTGGCCATGTCCTATAATGGCGTTAACCATGGGCACAAAATTCCTACCGATCTAAAGAACAGGTTCGATCAATTGCGCAAGCACTATCCTAAGATGCGGAGTCAATACTAATATGGAAGCACAGTGGAAAAAGCTGATTGGTCTATCTCGTGATAGTGACCTGCGCCGCCTTCTATTCCTCGGCGTATTCCTTCTGGTAATCAGCCAGATTGACCGCATCTTCACCTTTGACGGCAATATGGCTTTCCTAACGGCGGTACTGAATAGCACCAGTGTCGTTATCGTAGTGGCTGCTGTAAGTCACGTTGTCCGTCGGGTTCTCTTCCCCAAAATTCATATGATGGAATTTGCCAACAAGGCAAAGGAGAACCCTATCGCGGCAGCTATCGTTTATCTTGGGGTGTGCATCGTCCTTGCAACTTTCGTAGTGGTCAACGTCAACCTGCTGCGTTGAGCCGCTAAAGCTATTCGCTAGACCCCAAACAATAAAGCCCCTTGATCATTGATTGATGATCTTGGGGCTTTTCTTTTTGGAAAACAAAATGGAACGTCTACTAACAAAACTGGCGGCCGTCGTGCTGCTAGTGCTATTCTCATGTCCGCTATGGTCACAGGAAGTCCCTAAAGCCCCTGCAGGGATTCCTCAGAACTTCATGTTCCACAAGGACACGCTGGTAGAGGTCATGAAACGGAAGTGGCCAGATATCCCATACCCGAGTGCTATTGCTGGGCAGATCGAGCAGGAGACCTGTATCACGCTCACGCACAAGAAGTGCTGGAGCCGTTTTGCTGAATTAAAAACCAGTAGGGAGCGTGGTGTAGGTCTTGGCCAACATACCATGACCCCTAGGTTCGATGCCTTGGCCGAGGCACGTGGGCTTGATGATGACCTCAAGGAATGGAACTGGGATTCACCATATAGTGCTGAAATGCAAATGACGGGTCTGCTCGCCATGATGAAACGCAACTATGGGATTTTCAAAAGCACGAGTGAGCTAGACCGCTATGCTTTCGCCCTTGCGGCCTACAATGGTGGTATAGGTGGTATACAGGCCGACCAGCGTATCTGCCGTAACACCAAGGGTTGCGATGATAAACTGTGGTTCGGGAACGTTGAGAATACATCACTGAAGGCTAAGGTTAAGGTTTCGGGTTACGGTAAGTCGTTCTTTGAAATAAACCGCGAATACCCTGTAAATATCCTCATGAAACGACGGCAAAAGTATAAGCCGTTCATTGACCCCTTCTTTGAAGGTGCAAAATGATCCTAAACCTATTCAGACTAGCCCTGCCATTCCTTACTCGCTATCGATGGTATCTGGCGGCATTAGCCATCCTATCATCATCCGCCACGTCCGCATATTTCACGGCTCAATATAAGGACGGCCAGCAAGCCCTACGCGAACAACGACAGCAGGAATACTATATCAAGGAACTGGAAAAGCAGCACGCCCAGCATGTTGCCGAGATTGAAGCAGTTAATAAGAAAGCCATTGAGGCGCAGACCGAACTTTCCAGACTTAATACGGATTTGGAGAAGAAATACCGTGATGCCACTAAGCAAGCTAGTAATAATGCTGCTCGCCTTGAGCGCGCTATCTCTGACGGTCTCAGGTTGCGCGACAAGTGGAAAGCTGCAGAAGCTGCCAGAACAGCCGAAAGTAACAAAGCCAAAGGTGGAGCTACCAGCACCCCCAACAGCAGTAACGGAAGCCCTGCCACCGACTGGGCATTTTCGGAGACAGCTACTCGAAGACTTTTCAAACTAGCCGATGAGGCAGACCAGCAGTTGGAGCGGCTCCGCATCAGCAATGAGTATGCGCTAAAGCTCCACGCCATTTGTCAAAAGTTGCAGAATGAATGAAAGCGGTATAAAATAGGGGTGATGGGATTAATTCCTAACACCCCTTAATTGTTTTGGAGACACTCAATGCGCCAAAAACAAAGCCGCAAGACCGAAAGCCAGAAGCGCGAAGCCTTCCAACTGACGAAGCTTCAATCACGCACGGCTGCCCAGAAAGCAATGATGGACGCTTACTTGGATGACCTGAACGTCATCGCATCAGGTAGCGCGGGGACTGGTAAAAGCTACGTCGCTTGCTATCTCGCGTTGAAAGACCTGTTTGAAAAGGAGAAGGATCGGATCATCATTGTTCGCTCCACGGTGCCGACACGGGATCAGGGTTTCCTGCCTGGGACGGTAGAGGAAAAGCAAGCGGTGTATCAATTACCCTACGTAGGGATCGTGAATGAACTATGTCAGAACGGCGCGGCATGGGAGATTCTGAAGAAGAAGGACATGATCCAATTCATCACGACCAGCTATGTTCGCGGTATCACCCTAGACAATGCTTGCATTATCGTTGATGAGTTTCAGAACATGAATCAGGAGGAGCTATACAGCGTGCTGACCCGCGTTGGTGAAAATACTCAGGTCATCCTGTGCGGCGATACGCGACAAACCGACCTGAAGAAAGAGAAGACGGCCTTCTATTGGTTGGAATCCCTAGCCCACAAGATGCCTGATTGGTTCCGCCATATCACGTTCCATCCTGAAGATATCGTGCGGTCCGACTTCGTTAAGGCATTGATCATCGCCAATGAATCGATGAATTAAATATCCCTATTAGTAAACCATACAGGTCGGTCTACAATGGGAAAGAGATACGTCTACAGAGATATCAATCTGGATTTTGTGAAGCATCCGCTTACGGGCGATATCGTCGCCGCTACGGATGTTGAGGCCATCAAGAAGAGTCTTCGCAACCTTGTCCAGACCGACCTATATGATTGCCCGTTCAATCCTGATAAAGGCACGAACATCAGGGGCTCCCTGTTTGAGAACTTCAGCCCATTTACCGCTGAATTCATCAGGGCTAAAATTCATGAAATGGTGGACAAGTATGAACCTCGCGTGGAGGTTCAGCAGATAAACATCTACCAGAAGGATGATCAAAACAGTCTTGAGGTCACGATTTACTTCAAGATCATCGAACTGAACAGACAGGAAGAAATAACCGTATTCGTTGAGAGGACGCGCTGATACCATCATGGCACAAGTTAATCTAACATCAATGGAATTCAGCGAGATTAAGGAATCTCTAAAGGAATTCCTGAAGCAGCAGGACGAGTTCAAGGATTATAATTTTGAGGGCTCGGGTCTAAACGCTATCCTAGACCTACTAGCATATAACAGTCAGAACAATGCGTATCTGGCAAACATGTTGGCCAATGAAGCGGAGATTGATACTGCGATCATCCGCGCTAACGTCGTCTCCCGCGCAAAGCTCCTAGGCTACACCCCGAAGAGTGCGACGGCCTCCCGTGCTGTTCTGTCCCTAAGCATCAATGATCCATCCAAGCATGTAGCTTCACTGGTGCTACCACGCGGCGCACGGTTCACTGTCAAGAGTGACCGCCAGCAGTATACGTTCGTTACTCTGCAAGAACATGTTCTACAGGGCGATGGCAACGGGCTCTACAAAAACGATGCCGTTGAGGTCTTTGAGGGGATTCTGAAAGGCTATAGCTTCACGGTTGATTCGGATGAACGCCGCTATATCATCCCAAGCACCAAGATCGATACGTCCACCATCCGCATGGCTGTCTACGATAATCAGACTGCCAACCAGTATACGGTATACGAGAAGGCCAGCGGGCTTGCTAACATTAAATCCGACACGCCAGCCTACTGGGTTTACGAGACCGACGGCGGCAACTATGAGGTTAAATTCGGGGACGGGGTCTTCGGTAAACGGCCTCCGCTGAACGGCATCGTCTATGTTGAATATCTGGAAACCAACGGTCCAGACGCTAATGATTTCTCCCGCTTCTCTCTGGTGGGTTCATTTGACGGATATGAGAACGCGGATGTCCGTATCTCAGTAGTGGCCAACAGTGCGGGCGGCGCTGATCCAGAAGCCACCAGTACCATCAAGCTGAACGCGCCTCGATATTTCCAAAGCCAGAACAGGGCGGTGACGAAAGATGACTATGCAGCCGTCACCCATGACATTTACCCGTATGCAAAAAGTGTAGCGGTCTGGGGCGGCGAGGAAGCAACCCCTCCGCAGTTCGGGAAGGTGTTCGTTTCAATCATCCCACGTTCGCTAACGAAACTAACGGAAGCCAACCGCCGCGACATTGAGCGGAAGCTAAAAGCCCGTTCGGTCATCGGCATTACTCCCGTAGTAATCGATCCAAAATTCGTAGGTTTGAACCTGAACATTACCGCAGTCATCCGTCGTAACAGCGTTAACGGCCTAGGCAACTTCACGTCTCAAATTAAAGAGGTTGTCAAGCGCCACTTTGATGAAGGATTCGGAATCTTCGACCGCGATTTCTACTATTCCAATCTGGTATCCGATATCAAAGGTCATAGTAGGGCAATCGTATCGGTCCGCGCCGACTACACCCTGTCAATGGCGCAACCCATTACTGGCACGCTGACCTACGAATTTGAAAACGCGATCAACAAGGGTAGCATCAAGTCTTCGCTAGTCCGTCTAACAGGTAGCACGGAATATCAGTCACTAACCGATAAGGAAGGTAAGCTCTATATCGGCACGACTGAGGTAGGTACGGTTGATTACAAGACAGGAAAGCTCGTGGTTAACACGTCATCCATCCGCGAGACGTCAGCCGAGAAATTGGAAGTGTTTGTCACGCCAGCAATCGATGATGTTTACACGGGGTTTGCTACGGCCCTAGTGCTGAACAAGGACCGCCTATCTGTGGAGCTGAAGGTAGAATGAGTGAACTGAACGTCTCGGCACGGGCCGTCTCCCAAAAGGTGGCTGCGCTGCCAAAATTCATACAGGAAGATCATCGCAAATTCGTTTCATTCATGGAAGCCTACTACAAGTGGTCTGCTACCCACGGTGCAGACCTAGGCTTCGAGGCCATGAAGCTGGCAAACGATATTGATTTGGTGCCCGCAGAGCTGCTCCCCAAATTCAGGGAGGTCTATGCTCCCAACTTCCCTGTAGATGCTAAAGCAGACTTCCGCCTAGTAGCCAAACATCTGAAAGAGATTTACAGCGTCAAGGGTACGGATGAGAGCTACCGAATCTTCTATCAGGCCGCCTATGGTCAATCGGTGCAGGTACGCAATCCAAAGGACCGCGTTTTCAAACCATCGGATGCCGTGTGGTCCAACCATAAGGTTATGCTAGTGAAACGGGTAACAGGGAACCCATTTGATCTAGTGGGTCATGATATCAAGGGATGGCTTGTCGAGTCCGTAATGAAAAGCGGTGACCTGTATGCGCTAGAGCTATCAGGTAACGGACAAGAATCCCAGCTCACGGATGGCATCACGTCGGAAGGTATCACGGTATCAATTCAACCCGTGTATTCAATTGGCGAGATTGAATCATCAATCAATTGGAAGGATGGGGAAACCGCTACCGTGGACGGATTGACCTTCAAGGTCGATCAAGTCCACTACGGTAAGGTCATGAGTGTTACGGTTATGAGCGGCGGTACGGGTTATAAGGTTGATGACGTGGTAGAGCTGACCACTAATCATCTTGGCAGTGGTTTCCGTGGTCGGGTATCGGCCGTTTCCCCTCAAGGTGCCATCGCCCGCGTATCCATTGACCGTAGAGGCTGGGGCTTCAATGACAGGGACGTGACGCTAACCGTTCAATCAGCAGAAGGAAAGAACGCGAAGCTATCGCCCGTATTTGATTCCAATATGGGCAAGATCAAGCACGCGTCCATTGTCAAGAATACGGTAGCACCAACGAAAAAGGCGATACAGGTAAAGAATACCCGTATCGCCTTGGAACAAGCTGTGTTTCATAACGGTCACTACTGGACCGAATTAAGGTCGGCACCATCCACCCACCATGCGATGATTCATGACAGTAGCTTCTATCAAGACTACTCCTATGAACTTGTTTCAGGTGCTGACGTGGATAAAGCAGCCGTCCAGTCCCTGCTAGGGGTTGCTGGTATGAAGCTCTATACCACGAAGAAGATTACTTGGAACCTCTGATTAACTTCATCAGGTCTTCTGTTGAGCCGACATGTAGGTGTTGATGATTCGACACCACGGGAGCCGCCTCCTTCT